ATTAAATTCTGTTCTTTCTCTAAGCAAATAAATATGATTGTTTTTAATCATAGATAACATAATTAAATCAGCATCTAATCCATGGACAATATTAATATCATTATTATTATTTAATTTAAGATATTGCATAATTTTATGTTCGCCTTCACCGGCTATAGAAGAATCATTAAATATTGTTTTAATAGGATAAGATTTTTCTCTAAGAAAAATATTTAGATTATTCATGAATTTGGTACCTGGTGAAATGGCATTTGTATCCCATATTTTGTTTTCGTTTGCTGATCTAAATCTCCTGTATTTCTGTTGTTCAATCTTTGACCGGGGACAAACACCGTCGATAGCAATATATATTAGATCGGATGGATTACTTAGCTCAATTATTTTAATCATATTTGTATAGATATTATCGAACATTTCAGATTCATCAGTAAGTCCTCTACAACATGGATGTATTAAACAATTAAGATCAAAAAACAGATTATTTACTTTTTTATTGAATAAATCTTGTTGTATCAGAACATTATTGTAATCAGTTATGATATTTTTAAAATATGATGGGATACCCATTTTTATATATTATTGTTGCTTTTTTAAATAAATAAAATATATTATAATGTTATAATATGGATCAACAATTACAAGGAGGAACATCATTTTCATTAGAATCATTAATGACACCGAATTTCGTTTTTTTCGCTGTAACTTTAGCAGTCATTGGTTATTTATATCAAACCAGAATGATATTAACTAGAGAACAACAAGTTAAATCTCAATCTTCTAATCTATTTGATACACAGATGTATTTAGAAATTGGTTTTATGATATTAATAGGTTTTTGTATATATATATTTAATAGTAATGAAAACAACACATTTATTTGGTTATATATGTTATTCCCGATAATCTATTTAATGATGAAAAGTTTATTAGTATTCAATAAAGTTACAGATTTTATTAAAGAAGCACCTGAATATACTGATACTAATACAGATCTTATGGATTTAATAAACGCACAGAAAAATAATAATGGTGGTCAAGTCCCTGTTACCAATCAAAATAGTAATACTACTCAAATTAATTCAGCTTTGAATCAAGCATTAGGTGTAAATAATAATGCTATGAATCCTCCGCTTGGAAGCCGGAACAACGCTAATGTCATGCCTCAACAGCCTCAACAGCCTCAACCTCCACCACAATTCGGTGGTAGTAATGGACCTGAAGGATTCTCATTGTTTTAATTATTTAAACATATTCTTTTAATATATATACTATGACATATTTATCATTTGACGTAGGGATTAAAAATCTCGCGTTTTGTTCCTTAGATGATAATAAGAAAATACTCGATTGGGGTATTATTAATTTAGATAAAAATCCTATTTGTCAGTGTGGCTTACAAAAAGAATGTGAAAAATCATCAACATTTATAGTGACAGATGATAATGGTGATAAGAAATACAGTTGTACTACCCATACTAAAAAATACAAAAAGAAAAAGAAAATGAATAATGATCGTGATATGTTCAAGTTAAGTCAGATCCTAATAGAAGAATTGAATTCGCATAAGGATTTCTTAAACCACGAAGTGATTTGTATAGAAAACCAACCTGCATTAAAGAATCCAACTATGAAATCAGTCCAAATGATAATCTATAGTTATTTTATGATAGAAGGTGTTACTAAAGAAACACCTGTTGAACAAGTCCATATGATAAATGCTCGTAATAAATTAAAAGTGTATAAGGGACCAGAGATAGAATGTAAATTTACAGATAAATATAAAAAAAATAAATATCTTTCGGTTGAATATACTAAATTAATGATCCTTAAAGAAGAAAAAAAGTTTATAGATTTATTTAATACTTGTAAGAAGAAAGATGATCTAGCAGATGCTTACTTACAAGGGATTTATTTTATTGAGAAGTGATCTTTTTCACCCACCCGTCTTTTCCGTATAGTGTTGGGTATACCCTCTTGAGTTCGTTTTTCCTCCAACCACCTATGTTCTTGTATATCCGGACATGTTCGATAGCTAAACAAGATTGGTAGTGGGCCCTACCACCATGTTTTTTAACCAACTTTGTATACATTTCGCATGTTGAAAACTGCTGGTGATCTGATAGCTTGCACATGTGGATATAATGCCTGTATTCAGGCCAAAATTCTTCTTTCCTGACAGCTGCTGGTGTATTCTGAGACAAAGACCACGTGCCTAGGTATTTCCCGCGGCCAAAATGATTTGCTTGCATATATTGGGTGGGTACTAACTCTTTGTAAAGGCCGATCTTGACAACATCTTCTTGCACGTTGATACCCTTGTATTTCTTGATACGGCACAGATGGTGTCCGGTATAGGAGGGATGAGATGGTGGTTGTGGGGTGTAAAGAGTCTTCGCAGTCTCGTAGTACAGGTCCACGTCACCAGGAGTTCCTAATTTCCTATTGTAAACTGTGTTGATCGGCAAATGACATGTGTTGTGGACACGGAACAAACACACAACATCCGGACACATTGGGATTACGCAAGTTCCGGGCATACAAACATCCATGATGAGTTTTTGACAGTCATCAGGGACGTCGAAATACTCTAACAGGAACCCAATAGATCTTGAGAGGACGCCGGTATTCAGGAACAACCACATAGAGGAATGGTTCTTTTCTTCGACTACCAACTTTTCTTCTTCTTCTTCTTCTTCGACTTCTTCGACTTCTTCGACTTCTTCGACTTCTTCCATCCACTCAGACAATCCCCTTTCCACCCATTCTGAGAAGAATGGTGGGAGAAGATCTTGAGAACGATGTTGAGAGCATGTGCGAGCATTGTGTCCAGAACCGCCACACTTTGAGCAAGGCATTCCAGAACGGGTTTTTAAAAAAAAGTATCTTGTTCTCAAATTTTTTATGATAAGTTGAAGTTTGTGATGTTGCTTTTAATTTTATATAATAATAATATATATGAGAGTTGTGATTAAAAAATCTACTAATGAAAAGAAGAAATATATGGCTGTATTTTATGATGGAAAGAAGAAAGTCAAAACCACTCATTTTGGTGCGGCGGGTATGAGTGATTATACCAAACATAAGGATCCTAAAAGGAAGAAAAGATATTTGACCAGACATAGAAAAAGAGAAAAATGGAATGACTATATGAGTGCTGGTTCGTTATCAAGATATATTCTATGGGGTGAACCATCTTTAAGAGGTTCTATTAAAAAATACAAGAATAAATTTAATCTAAGTTAAATAATATCATTGTATTTATTGATTTACTTATTTTAGTATTTAAAGAGATCAAAGTATATAAAATAATATATACATATACAATATGAATAATGTTTTATACGAGTCTTTACATAGTTTTTATAGTTGTGATAAAAACATAGATAAATTTAATAGTTGTATAAATGGAGAAAATAAAATTTCATTAAGGATTATAGATTGGTTTGCTACAAATTATTCTAAAAAATACAATGTGTTTTATGAAACATATAAAACACCTACTGGTAATATGACATTTAATTCAGATGGTAATGAGTTATTCAAACAAATAAATATATACCATGCTTATAAATCTCAATTAAAATCGTATTCTAAAAAGAAGTTTGATCCATTTTGTCGTAGAGATAGATTAAAATTTAATTGTAATAATATAAATATTGAAACTACATTAGGACAATTAAATTTCTTTAAATGGGCGATTGAAAATATGATAACTGAGTATATTTTATTAAACTACCAAGAAATAGAATATGATATGAATTTATGCTATAATAATAATAAGAAACTTAAAAAAGGATATGAAAGGAAACCGCGTCAAGAATTATCTAAATCGGCTTCGAGAGGATTGAATGCCTCGACACATAAAATTAAATTGGATTTTAATTAAATATCACCTAAATTAACTTCTTCTTCTTCTTCTTCTTCTTCTGATTCAGGCATATCAGTACTAAAAATAATCCCAAGATTATCATCTTCTTCATCGGGTTCATTTTGATTACATGATTCAAGATTAATTGATTTTGGAATATGTCCCTTTTCTTTTAGTTTCCTAGCTAAATTATAATCATAACTATGTATAATATCGCATTTAGTATCTTGCCATACTCTTAAAGATACTAATACAATATCTTTACAGTTTACAAATTGTTTATTTTTCATCCCTCCACACATCGTTCCCATACGTTCTTTACCGTCGAAGCAGAAAACCGTAAATCGACAATTACCTAAGCATTTAGTGATTTGTGCATATTCTTGTGATTGTTCTCCATCTTTTAATCGTATGCTTTTTTCACCATCACTTTGGTTCTTATTGCGTTTATATTTTTTACCGCCTTTCTTGTTAACCATTACTTCTATATATATTATAAATATCTTTTTAAATAAATTTGATAATAATGTTTGAGATTAAGTAAAATCAAGTAATGTCGTGTTGCTTCGCAAAGACAAATTCACGCGTTCAACCTCTGGATGATATCTTCGAACCTGTCCCTATATTGAAAAACGGAAGGAGATACAGGAAACAAAGTATTTATCCTATAGATAGTAAAAAAGAAAAGAAAGAAAAGAAAGAAAAGTCAAAGGTAAAAGATAAAATAAGAAAGAACAAGAAAGATCTAGAAAAAACCAAGGTAGATAGGGATACCTTTACAGAACACTTCTTATCAGAAGTTATTCCGTGTGGTGGATGTCAAAAAAATTTCTCATTAGGAGATCATGCTTTGAAAATCAGTTGTTCATCGTGTAACTTGTTCTTTCACTGTCATATTGCTGGGGCTTGTGTTGGTCCTAATTGTTCGATTACATTGGATGGGGAAAAGGAATCTTTAAAATATTGTATGGGATGTGTTAACCCATACCTCAAGGTCAATATTGAAGATAACGGACAATGTCTATGTAAAAGTTGCGAAAATTCACCTGATATTCCTAATCATTACAGTTCTGTTTAGATCTATTATATAACTATATTTTTTTTAAATATAATATAATATATATATTATATGTCTAATGAATTAAAAAAAGATGACGTCGCATATATACGGGCTGCTGGAAATGGTGCTTGCTTATTTAATTCTGTTGCCCAATTCATACATTTAGATAAATCTATAATAACTAGAAAAATAGATAGAGATGCGTATACGTTCACATTATCTATGGAAGAAGTTGATCCATTATCTATGGAACTACGGTTAAAAGTTGTGGAGTGGCTCAGTGCTAATTTAGATATTCCTATACCTCCTACTCAATTAACGCTTAGAGAAGATATACAAGATTCAATTGATAATCGACGACGTGTAAGCACAAATACATCTGATAGCGATAGCGATAGCGATAGCGATAGCGATCTAGATGGAAGCATAAACACTATAGATAAATATTTAGAAAATATGAAAAAAGTAGATACATATGGTGGTCAACCTGAAATATGTGCTATTGCACATGTATTAAATCGTAATATTAATGTTTTTAAATCATATGGAGGTAATTATACGGGGTTAGGTTTGGGATTTATTATAAATCATAATAATCATGATAACGATATATATTTATTCCATAATATTAATGAAACAGGTTCTTCTGGAGGACATCATTATGATTTATTATATCCTATCGATAGAGCATCGATAGTGAGTAAATCCCAATATAGTAAATTAACTGGCGCAAAAACATCCAAATCCAAGTCACCTTCTATCCCATCATCCATATCTTCATCTAGTTCTGATACACAAGGAAGAGTAACAAGGTCCAAATCCAAGTCCAAATCTAAGTCCAAATCTAGGTCCAAATCCAAGTCCAAATCTAGGTCCAAATCCAAGTCATCTTCTGTTCCCTCAGCAATATCTTCATCTAGTTCTGATACACAAGGAAGTATAACAAGGTCCAAATCCAAATCTTCTTCTGTTCCCTCAGCAATATCTTCATCTAGTTCTGATACACAAGGAAGAGTAACAAGGTCCAAATCCAAATCCAAATCAAAATCAAAATCTAAGTCTTCTTCTGTTCCCTCAGCAATATCTTCATCTAGTTCTGATACACAGGGAAGCGTAACAAGGCCCAAATCCAAATCAAAATCAAAATCAAAATCAAAATCAAAATCAAAATCAAAATCAAAAGCTAAATCTACGTCTTCATCAAAAGCTAAATCAAAAGCTAAATCAAAGTCTAATTCATGGTCATATGAGGTAGTATCATCAGACAGTTATAATATTGTTCAAGGTGTTGAAGAAAAAGTAAAAGAAAAGACCAAATCAAAATCTAAAAGAAGAACATCTGAATCAGATGCTCCATCAGAGTTATTTGACTCGACACAATCGTCAGATAAATATTCTGAAATGGTAAATGATACGACTGAACAAATCAAATCTCTACCAATACCTATTAAAAAAGTTAAATCTATATCAGAAACGAATAGAAAACACTGTGGTAATTATAGAAAATCAAAACCTGCACCTGGTTGTGGTAAAGTTGAAGGATGTAAATGGGTCAAAAATGTAGGTTGTTTAGACGATGATATAAAAAAAGAAATATCTATCAAACCTATTAAATCTATTAAATCTATTAAATCTATTAAATCTATTAAACCTTCTATAAGTTTAAATGATAAGACTGAACAAGTTCTTCCAATAAAACCTTCTGTTAAATCCATAAAACCCGCTATAAAACCTGTTGATATGAATGATAAACGTTGTGGTAATTATAGAAAAACAAAGCCCGCTCCTGGTTGTGGTAAAGTAGATGGATGTAAATGGGTTAAAAATGTAGGTTGTTTAGATGATAATCCTGAAATAATTAAAAGAGAATTATATAAAAAAACTATGAAATCTAAATCTAAATCTAAATATAAATCTGAATCTAAATCTGTGTCGGAAAATAAATCGTCAGGGAAATGTAAAACATTCAAGAAAAATAAGGATCCTAAATGTAAAGACCAACCTAATTGTAGATGGATTGCTAAAAATGGACCTAAACCGGGTCATTGTTCGTAGTAATATCTTTTAGTGGTTTAACAGGGACAGCAGCATCAGGTACAGCATCAGGCACAGAAGCAGCAGGCACAGAAGCACTAGGCACAGAAGCAGCAGGCACAGCAGAAGCAGCAGGCACAGCAGAAGCAGCAGGCACAGCAGAAGCAGCAGGCACAGCAGAAGCAGCATCAGGTACAGTAGTAGACATTTCAACAGATGCTTTTCCATTTTCCATATTTTCTAGTTTACCATTGACAGTTTTTTCAATTTTTTCTTTTGTTTCTTGTGATTGTTTTAAAAACGATGTCATTTCTTCATTGAAATCAAATGGTTTACCTTTCTTTTTTGCATTGTTACCTTTACCTTGGAATTCTGTTTCGATTTGTTTCCGTTTAATATTTTCTACCGCTTTACAGAAATCTTTATAAGATTCTTTATCATGGATTAAATGATCCTCGTATTTACCAGATAACCCAAAGTATTGCCATCCTTCTGTTTTTAATTGTTCGACAACCAAAGAATAATTAAAGTAGTTTTTATCTAACGAAAATAGTTGAAGGAATCCATTACTTATAGTGACCATTAATGATATAGACCAAGTAGACCAATAAGAGATTTGATCAAAATTTCTAGGTAATTTTTCAGGATCCATTTGACCTACAGATAATAAAGCAGGTAATAATATACTTCCAGTAGTTACAATAAATCTAAATACATTATAATATTTTTTTGTATGATCTCGCTTTTTTTCATAAAATTTAACTTCTTCAACGAATCTGGATTTAATAATATCTTTATAACCTTTCATATCCGATGGTAAGTCTAATTTATCAATAATGCTTGTAACTTTATCGGTATAGTTCATTTATATATATATATAAAAATATAATAAATAGCTTTATTAAATGTATTATTTAATTAAGATTAAAGAATTTTTCATATGGTTATGTTGCGATTTATCAGCACGAGAAATTCATAATGAGTTATGGGATGATATAGGAGCTATTTAATATTTTTATTTTTTATATAATGAAATATATATGTCTACTAAAACGATGGATGCTTTATCAGCCTGTGTTGATAATACCGCTGTGTCATTAGATGATAAATATATAGTGTTAGTATTATTACTATTATTTTATATAACAACACAACAATCAAATACATTAATCAATCAATCGGCGAGTCAACCTTGTAATGAATTAATAAACAATAATCTATATAGTGATTTTATAAGTTCATTTGTATTCTGGGTCATATCTTTCATATTAATTATAATTATTAAATATTATGGTATAAATACTATAAATAGTTTCACATTTAATGAAGTAGCAGCCAATATTAAACATTCATCTTTACCTTCTCCAGGAAAAACTATAGGAGATGAAGTAAAAAGGCATATAGATGTGAATATTAAAAGTAATTGGGCTGATCCTGGGACCACCGGTTTAATTTTGAGATCAAAATATGTTGGTCAAACATTATTAAGTATTATAACTAACATATTAAATGTAGCTTATGTAATATTAATATTATTAACATTATATAAAATAATAGATAAATTATTAGACTTAATTGAATGTAAAACCGAAATATGTACTAAGGATGATCTATGTGGTATGTATGAGGATGGTGGTGATGCTGAATACTACAACGATGAAAAATGTTATGACGAAAATAAAAAAGAAATCACAAAGAAAAAAAAAACCGAGGTCCTAGCAGAGGACACTGCCGCTTATGCCTCAGCATCAGCCCAATCATCAAATCGTTTAGAAGAAGATTTCCGTCCTCCATTAATAAAATATTTCTTAGAAACATGGACACCTATTGGTGATATTACTTACTTCAAAGTTAATGGTTTTTATTATACCAGTATAATATTAACAGCATTTCTACTATTATATATTAAACAGGGTGTGGGTGGTAATGATTATTTTAAAGGGGCAGTAATAATTCTTATGGGAAATGTAATTTTAAATAGTGTAGTAATGTTGATGAGAGCATTAGGAGGAGCTACATATGAACAGGATGATAAGACAATAAGTGGATCGGGTTATGTGGTCAATGGATCTATTCCTGGCTTGTCCTGGGATAACATTTTGAAAGGACTTTCAGGATTGTTAATGTGTATTATCTTTGGATATGGTGTATTTGTAGGCACACAGTCTAAAGGTTGGTGCGGTTGGGCTGGCACGGCGGCGGCGGCGGTGGTACAGGTTATCGTAAGTGTTGTCATATATAATGATCAATAAATAAATGATCAATAAAATAATATATTATACAATATATATATGGCTGGTTGTTTTGGAATGAGTGTTGATGGGACACATGATGAGGGAGCGTTGGTTAATTTAAAAATATATATATCTATATTATCGGTTATGACAATATATTATATAATTGTTAGTTTAGATAAAATACAATTTATAAAAAATATTTTCCCACCGTTTTTTGAATTCATTAAACAATATAATGGATGTATTAAAGGTGGTGATACAAAAAGTGTAAGTGTATGGTATATAATATATTTAATCATATATATTACAATATTTTCAGGTATAATTATTTATATATTAACACATTTAGAATCTAATAAAATGATATTTAAAACACTAGGTGATGGTGTGTATGTATTTATTATAATGATGATATTTTTATTCGTAATAGTTAATAGAATAAATTTTTATAATAAGTGTTTTAAACCTCCCACAGAAACGAAATCTGATTGTGCGAGGGTTACGTGTTCTCCTGGTGAATTATGGAATTTATCAAATGGATCATGTGTAAGTGATAAACCGGAACCTGAACCTGACCCGGAACCTGAACCTGACCCGGATAATGATAGTAATAAAAATGATAGTAATAAAAATTCTAGTAAAAATAAAATAGGATTAACCGGTCCTCCCGGTCCACCTGGTGCTCCTGGACCGCCATCAACAATATCTAGTTGGACATATTTGCCTGCTGTTCTTAAAAAACCAGGAAATTCTGATAATTCAGATAGCATTGATAAAGATTTATTGGCTAAAGATTATGATATGGTATCGACAGTTAAAGACGATTTGAAAAAAGTAACAGAATCGTTTGCTTTATATGATAATAAAACTACACCAGAGATTACTTTAATTAATAAAGTAATGAATAATTTAGAAACATATTTTATGAATATGGTTAAATAATTAAAGATAATCATATAATAATAT